ATAGACATAATGGTGTACAGCACAGATACTATATATACAGAAATAGAGGTTGTAATAACCGAGTATATCTTCGAAACAGACACCGTAACTGAATTTTTAACAATAACATCGTATATAGATTGTGATACTGGGCTTCCGTGTCCACAAGGATATAACCCTTGTGACGAGACGTCTATATATGCTCCAAATGCTGTTACCCCGAATGGGGATGGATGGAATGATACCTGGGTGGTGATTGCTGACGGAGCCTGTTGGGGGCAATGGGAGACTAGAATCTATAATCGATGGGGAGGGCTTGTTTGGATAAGCACCTCCTCTTTAGATGAGTGGGAAGCTGACGTTGCTACGGGGGTATATGTATATACAATTACAGCCCACAGTACTACTAGCGCAGATGTATTAACTTTCAACGGTACAATAACAGTTCTATATTAATTAACATGTTAGGATTAATTCAAGATTTAATACACACTAGTTATATTATAGAACCAGGAGATACTACATTAGGAGATACTACATATAGTTTACTACTTGATGGTGATAATTCCGCTTTAGATACAGGTCATTCTTTTCAATCCACCTTTAGGGGGAGTTTTTCTATTTCCGCCTGGATAAAACCTGATGATGGAACACCAGCCTTTGTACAGAATATTTTTGGTGTCATCCCCGATGATGATAACAGTATCCTTTTTCTCCTAAATCAAGACGGTAAGATGCAGTTTCAAATGGAATCGGCCCCTGACAACATAAATATAATAACTACATCCCCACATTTTAGTAATGGGCAAGAATCTTGGAGACACGTAGTAGCAACTTTAGAAAAAAGCACAGGGACCGACCCTTCCGTTATGTCTATGTATATAGACGGCGTGCATATATCAGGAGCTAATATAACTACGGTGGGGCAATTATCAAAAGCTAACCATGAAGCCTTTACAAATAGTACTCCTGTTTATGTAGGAGCTACGTTTATTAATCCTTTCGTCTCCGTTTCAAAATTCATAGGGAAAATAGATGAGTTCGCTATATGGAGCACGATATTAGATGCCGATGCAGTAACAGAGATATACTCTCAAAGACATAATACGATATTCAGTCTAAAAATAGATAATGGGGATTATAACAACTCTTCAGATCTAGTATCATACTATAGAATGAATGAGGGTAGTGGTTCTACGGTTGCCGATTCAACTGGGGCAAACAATGGGACGTTATTACCTACTGCGACGTTCGATTTAGACTCCCCAGACGATGAGTTATAAATATCGTATATTAGTGGACAAATATAAATAAAACATGGCAACATTAGCAAATCCTGGGGTAGCATCCCAAGCAGCATTCGGACAATTGGGTAGCACTCATATTGCTACTCAAGGGATTCACGTACCTCCTTCTGGGAGAGCTTATGTGGTTATTACGTGTTTAGAGGATGTGACATTTACTACACTTACCGCTGAAGATGCAACCGAGCATTTTGGCACTGTAGTTCCTGATCCTAATCCTGATCTAGACGGTGTAGGATCTCCTGTTACCACAAGCACTATTTTTCCAAAAGGAATAACTATTTACGGAAGATACAGTGGAATAACACTAAACTCTGGAAAGGTGTTGGCTTATCATGGTCCTTCATCCTTGTAAATAATATAATTAATTTACAAGCGCTATGAAAGCCATAAAGAAAAGAAACTACAAGAAGGAATATAAGAAGTTCCAGGCTGGGGGAAAAGCTAAGAAGTATCGGGCCGCTTTAAATGCATATAACAGGAAAAAAGGCACTTACGGCAATGGTGATGGATTAGATGCTTTTCACTCTGGCGGTAGCATAAAAGGCTTTATGTCAGCATCTAAGAATAGAAAAAATAATAGACCTAAAAAAAGAAACAGCAGATAGACTATTAAATTAAATATAATATATAATGCTAGAGTATAAATGCGAATGCAGCGAAAAGGTAATCCCGAAAGGAGGGATATCTATTAAATACATAGAGGGTAAAGGAGCGGTTCACGATATAAAATGTGAAGACTGCGATGAATATATGAAGCTAGCCAACCCTAAGTCAGGAGCCCCAAAGTTCAGGCAAAAGAGCTGGTCTAAGTACTGGGTGATTCTCTTTATGATATCTATTGGGGGTTCCAGTTGCTCTCCTTCCTTAAAACACAGAAGAATTCAATCTAGAGATTATTGCAATTGCTGGTGCGTTCAAGCGTCAGGCGGAACAGAATGGTGTTGTCCAGGGTCCCCCCCCGAAACATATGAACCCTTATAGTCACGGTAAAGGATACAATAGAGCTAGATTTTAATGTCTGTATTATTAAATGTAGAAGGATATGAAGACCCTGCTATTAAAATTTGCCCCAACGGTACGGAGGGTGAAATTATTGAACTCGGTGGGTTACTCATTTGCCTTCCTAAAAGGCCGACGAAGAAGAAAATTTTCGGACATAAAGAACCAAACGCTATGCAAATGTGGCGAAGGTTACTTATGCCGAAGGAACTGTCTCGTATTCGTTCTATGGATGAGTGGGGGGCCATGCCACGGGAGTTCCGAGAAAGGTTTCGTCCATATATCGAGGAGGAGTTTAGGCGTAGGCGTGAGGGTTTTTGGTTTTATAACAACAGCACAGCTACATATATTACGGGGAGGCATTACATGATGCTTCAATGGACGAAGATGGATATCGGATATCCTTACTTTTTAAATTTTCAAAGAGATATATTCTTACATATGTCGGCATGTGAGATTGATCCTAGATGTATAGGGCAGTTATATACTAAGTGTCGTCGTAGTGGGTATACCAATATATGCTCTGCTGTACTAGTAGATGAAGGAACGCAAGTAAAAGACAAACTTATGGGTATACAGTCAAAGACTGGTAAAGATGCCCAGGAAAATATTTTTATGAAGAAGGTGGTTTATATGTTTAGGAACTATCCTTTCTTCTTTAAACCTATCCAAGATGGTACTACTAATCCACGTATGGAGTTAGCTTTTAGGGAACCGTCTAAACGAATAACTAAAAAGAATAAAACCGCTCAAATAGGAGAGGCTCTTAATACGGTTATTAACTGGAAAAACACAACTAATAATGCATATGACGGTGAGAAGCTACACTTGTTATATTTAGATGAAGCTGGAAAATGGGAAAGACCTACAGACATAAGGGACGCATGGAGGATTCAGAGGACCTGTTTGATCGTCGGAAGAAAAATCGTGGGGAAAGCAATGGTCGGAAGCACGGTAAATCCAATGGACAAGGGAGGAAGTCAATACAAAGATTTATGGAGAGATTCGGATCCTTTGGAGAGGAACGCGAATGGGAGGACTAGAACGGGATTGTATAGGCTGTTTATACCAGCATATGATTCCTTAGAAGGTTTTTTCGATAAACACGGTCATTCAGTTATTGATGATCCCGTAGAAACTATAGAGGGTATAGATAACGAATATGTTTATATAGGTGCAAAAACCTTCTTGAAGAACGAAAGAGCTTCTTTAAAGAGTAATGCGTCAGAATTAAACGAAGTGGTAAGACAGTTCCCTTTTACGGAAGATGAAGCTTTTAGAGATAGCATAGAGGGTAGTGTGTTTAATATCGGTCAGATATATGAACAAATAGAACATAACGATGAACTCTTTCCTAATCCTGTAGTAACAGGGAATTTTATATGGGAGAACGGAAAAAAAGATACTAACGTAATATTTAATCCTAACCCTCAAGGGAGATTTAAAGTTGCTTGGATGCCGCCCCCAGAATTTAGAAATCAAAAAAGAACAGAAAGGGGTAAAAGGGTCCCTCCACATTCAAACTTTGGTGTGGGAGGAGTAGATTCATATGATCTTGACGCTACCGTTGATGGCAGGGGTTCTAAAGGGGCATTACATTTATACAATAAATTCCATATGGAACACCCATCTAATATGTTTGTGGTTGAGTATGCATCAAGGCCTCCTCTCGCAAAAATATTCTATGAAGACGTTCTTATGGCGGCTGTATTTTATGGGTATCCTATATTAATCGAGAACAATAAGTACGGGATAGCAAGATACTTTGAATCAAGGGGTTACGACGGTTACTTAATGGATAGGCCAAAGCATTTACTTAGCGCTAGCGGTATGAAATCTAAAACAAAAGGTATCCCTTCAAATTCTCAAGATGTCATTCAGGCTCACGCACATGCGATAGAAGCTTTTATTCATGATCATGTGGGGATAAATAGAGAAACTGGAGATGTTGGTAAAATGTATTTCAATAAAACCCTAGAGGATTGGATAGGCTATAAAATAGACGATAGAACTAAATATGATCTTACCATTAGCTCTGGATTAGCCTTATTGGGGGCTCAAAAATCTAAGGTTAAGAAGCCCTCTAACCTTTCTGAAACAAAATTCTTTAGGAGATATCAGGTAATCGGATGATTCACTATATTTGCTAAATAGAAATACCGTATTTTAAGTATGTATAATCAAGACAATAAAAGCAGACAAGGATTCCCTGATCCATTAGAATCTACGGGGATAAAAGAGGGTAAAGAATATGGTATTCAATACGCAAGGGCTATTGAGTCTCAGTGGGGAAAAACTACTAACGACTCCTCTTTAGTGGGTAGAAGGAATAAGGTTTTTGAAAAAGATAGGGATTACGCTACAGGCGTCCAAGATACAAGTATATATAAACAGTTATTAAATTCCTTACAACCTAATAAAGGAGATGGTAGCTTATTGAATATGGACTATACTCCAGTTCCTATTTTACCAAAATTCGTAAGGATTGTAGTTAATAAAATATTATCTGTTAATCCA